AAAATACAACTGGCCTAGTAGCCCGCTATTCATTCGACACACGCACCGGCGTTCTGCCTACTATTAACGTACCCGACCTAAGTGGCAACGGGAATAACATAACTGGATTTAACTTTGCAACCGAACCGCTACAACCGCACTAAACCAAACACACATGGAGCCAATTATATATTTTATGGAGAATTGGGGCACATCAGTAGGGGCGGGTACAGTGGTAGTCATTGGCATGTTTGTTGTTCGCGAAATCCGCGCTGAAATCCGCCAACTGAAAGAGGCACATGAACAAAATGAACATGCTATTCGCGACATTCGAGACCAAAAGTACGAGGCCCAATTCGCGGAAATGCGAACTGAAATCAAAAACCTGAACGCTGCCCTTGCTGAGATCAAAACTATGCTGCATCAAATTTTAACCGCACGCCGATAACCATGTTTTTTCATCTCCGAAATATAACCAAGGCACCGCTTACCACCGTTGTAGGCCTGTTGCTTATATTGGCGGCAACCGCCAGCGTACTAACCGGCAAAACGACCTGGACTGAGGCCGCTGTAGTGTACCCGATTGCACTTGGGCTACTTACATCCAGAGACCCTAAACAAAAAGACGATGCCAGTAAATGATTTTGTGGCAGGGAGCGTACCCTGCGATGTACTGCAAAACAACGCCGAGGTGCAAAAGCAGCAGCACCTAGCCCTGCAATGGCTGGGCACCGGCTTCATTCGTGCCACCCGGGGGGATAATACCACCTCAGACTACGCGGTACCGCGCGTGCCTGACTTCGTTTTATCCGGCTGCCAAGTGTCAATAGGGCAAGCACCCAATGCGCTAACCGTAACGGTTCAGTCTGGCACCTTCCAGTTTCAGGAGCTAACCAGACAGATACCAAGCCTAAACACTTTGTTTGTTTCACCGGGCAATGTGAGCAACCCGCGCATAGACCTACTGGAGGTGACTACAGCGGGGGTGGTATCTGTCGTGCAAGGCACCCCCGCGTTTGTGCCTACAACCCCCGCGCCTACTAGCGGCAGGTTTGCACTAGAAGCCATTTACGTACCCGCCGGCGCAACGGCAGCCAGCACCGGCATAAACGCCCCCCAGTTGCTGGAAGAAGCTGTAAGCAGGCCTACACAAGGGCTGCAATCATATAACGTAGTCCAAGTAACCCAGGTATCTGACTTTGACGGCTACACCGGCGCGGCTAACATCCCCCTTAGCGCGGGCACTATCTACCAGATAGTGGGGGATGTGAGCGTGAACGGGCACACGCTAGTGTTGCCTGCAAGCGGGACAGACTGTTTTATCGAAGGGAAGGGCGGCAAACTAATCAAGACAGATTCCGGCGCAATAATAACGGGTAACGGTGCCTTATCCGCTGAAAACTGCGCGTTTGAGGCTACCGGGTTAGCGTCTATTTTTAATGTAGGCCCAACTACGGGGAGTTTTGGCCTTGACTTTTTTGGCCTACGAGACCTCACGCTAACGGGCAATATGGGCACCGTGCGGCGGCGGGGATCGGTAGTTATACAGGCCTGTGCTTTCGTTGCCCCTACGTTAGTTACCTCAGAAACGCCACTCACATTAGATGGGCCCCACTACTTTCCCGCAATTATTGATGGCTGTTATGTACAAGGGCCGGCATTAGGGGCTAGTTTTATCATTCCGGCTACGTACAATAATCAGCAGGGATTGCTTTTTAGCAGTAGCGTTTTTTTTCAGGGCGGCACAAGTGCTGCAATGATAACGGTAGCCAATGTGGAGGATTCTTTTAGTGTAGCAGGACAAGGCGGGTTCCGTGTAGTAGGCTGCGCATTTAGAGGGCCAGGCCCGAAAATCAGCGTCGACACCTCAATAGGTAAGGATAGGTTTAGTTACTTTGCCAGCAACGACGGAGCCTTTGAGGCAACCGACCCACCGGGAGACACTGTTGCTCACTTGTTCGCTTATCAGACCACCAATGTCACTGCCACCGAGATTGTAACGGCGGGGGTACCTGTAGAAATGGTAACTGGCCCACTGACAATAGGCAGCCAGAGCCTCATCCAAATAGTTAGCACCACGCTACCCAGAGCCCAATACCTAGGCAGCAGACCACGCCGCCTGAGGATCGACGTAAATGCAACTCTAACGGCCGGTAACGGGCAAGAATTAACCCTCTCTATATACAAAAGTGTGGGCGGTGTGGGGGCTTACACGCTTGTAGGTGGCAGCGCGGTAATAGCCGAAACAACGGGAACGGGTATAGTTACAAACCTACGCACGTCCATAATCAATGAGGCTAGAATAAATGACATCTACACGGTTTACATTGCTAACATTGACGGCGTAACAGATGCAGTAGATTTGCGAGTGCAGCTAACCATAAGTGAGATATGACAACGGCGAAGAGCAACATATTTCAGGTATCGCTTAGCAGAAGCGGGCGCATATCCAAAAAGCAGCGCACCCCTATTCAAAAGGTAGGGCAATGGCAGGTAAAGCAATACTTTGAAGACAATGACTACCCGGGCCTGCTGATTGACCTTTATGCCGCTAGCCCCACGCACGGGGGGATCATTGACAAAAAGGTGATGTACACCCGGGGCAGCAAGCTAAAGGCAGTGGCGAAAGACCCTAGCCAACAGGCCGAGGTAGACAACTACAGCAGCGGAGTGGGCAATGATCTGGGTATACATGAGTGCTTTACGCGGTTGGCAATGGATAGATACCTGTACGGCGGGTATGCGCTACTAGTATACACTGATAGCACCGGCCAGCTGGCCGGATTCAAACATGTTGACTTTAGCCTATTGCGCCGCGCTAGTTACGATAATGAGGCAAAAGAAACGGTGCACGGCTACGTGTACAGCCCAGACTGGCGGGACGAGGCACTAACCAAAAAGGAGGCGGTATGGATAGCCCCCTTTGACCCGGATGGGCAGTACGAGCCTGAGGCCAAGTACTTAGTGTACCGAATGCGCTACGCACCCGGAAAGCATTATTACCCAACCCCCGATTACCACAGTGCCATTTTAAGCATCGAAACGGAGGCGGAGCTGATAAATTTTAAGCACAAAAGCACCATAAACAGCTTCAATCCCGGCGGCTTTTTGACTATTGTGGGCCGAATGGATGAGGCCGAACGCGAAAGAACCCGGAAGTCTTTCGAGGAATTCCAGAACGGCACTGACAATACGGGTAAACTATTCGTGCAAATTGTCGACAACGAGAGCGAAGGCGTTCAGTTTGTACCTTTTACGAATAGCCCGGCGGATAAAAACGTAAGTGCGTATCAGGATCAGGCAAGGCAGGAAATTGTAAGCGCGCACCAGCTGCCAAGCCTCACCCTAATAGGTCTGCCGGGGGGGCCAAGCCTGAGCGGGGATGCCAGCACGATCAGCACCTCTATGTCCACGTTTTTTGAAACAGTTATTAAGCCTGTAAGGGGTGAGTTGCTGGACGATCTGGTTTGGCTGTACAGCCTGCTGGGCTGGGATGTAACCTTTAGCGTGGACGAGCTGGTAATAACTGAAACTGGGCAAGTAGATACCGCTACAATTAACCAGGATGGCGGCACAAACGAAGAGCAGATAAACCAATTAGCGATACAGCAATGGCAGCAATAACCGATACGTTGCTCATAACCTCCGAAGAAGTTCAGCAACTGGTTCCTGGGGCACGCGACCTGGTGCGCACACTGGCTATGGAGCCAGCCATACATACCGCACAACGCGCGTTTTTACGCGTGGTGCTAGGTAGATACCTGTATGAAGAGATCGTGGATCAGGCGGCCTCTAATAGCCTAACAACGGACAATCAGGAACTGGTGGATAGGGCAAAAGTAATGTTAGCATATACCACGTTGCAAAAAGACCTGCCGTTTAGGGCTAACCAGATACGCGATACGGGCGTAGTGGCATTAACCACGGGCGGGGTAACTAGGGAGCTATCCGGCTATAAGACCGTACTGGATGCAATCGGGGCAAACATAGATACTGAGCGGGCTATTTTTGAAGACTGGCTGGCAGACAACAGCAACCGTTATCCATTATGGCACCATACCAACTACTGGCAGTTAATGTATGACGATTGCCGGCTGGAACGCTGGCATGGCAGGCCCGAAAGAGGCACCGGCAACGTCCGTTTCTTTAGCGTTGGCGGGCGTGCTACCACTGGGCAACGCGCCGATCCAACTTCGAGAGGCTACTGGCGGCGACACTGGAATACCTATTAGGCTAAAATGGGCTATTGAGCGGCTTCGACTCATAGTAAAACTCAGGCATGTTCTGCCTAAGACTAGCCATCTCGGATATGCGCTGGTACTCAGGCTCCCAACGCATGCGTAAATCTTGTTTAGAGGTTACCTCCCCGTTACGTTGCTTAGCAACGGATAGGCATACCACCCCCTCTGTGCTGGTGCCGTCCTCAAATTCGTGCAGGCCGTGCAAATCAGGGCGGTAAAGCATCCAAATGTTGTCTGCATCCTGCTCTATATCCCCAGATTCTTTTAGGTGATGCGGCTCCGGTCGTATATTATTCCCCCGCACATCCCGGCTAACCTGCGCCAGAGCAACGATTGGCAACTTTAGCTCCTTCGCCAATATCTTTAGTTTGCGGCTAACGTTACCTACCGCCACCCGCCTATCGTTAGATGGCTCGGCTATCAGCTGAAGGTAGTCAACTATCAGCACCTGCAAGCCATGTTTGCGCTTGTGCGCACGCACGCGCTGACATAAGCGGGTAATGTCCATAGGTGCCGCGTCGTCCAGCAATAGCGGCCAGCTGAAGATAGTAGCCCGCGCTGCATCCAACGCCTGCCAATCGGAGTCGGCCATCGCTTGCCCGCGAATAGAGCCCATGCGTATGCTGCCTACATTGGCCAACACACGCATTAGGATAGCCTCGCTAGCCATTTCCGCGCTGGCAAAGTAGACCGATATCCCCCGCTTCAGCAACCCTACGGCAAGGCTTAGCGCAAATGCCGTTTTGCCGTGCCCTGGGCGTGCGCCCACAACCGTAAGCTCCCCCGCAAATAAGCCATTGGTTATGCGCTGAAGGCTGTACAGGTCAATCGGTATACCGGCCTCCTTGCCTGAGGCAATGCGCTGCACCACGTCCACCGCGCTGTTTAGCTGATCGGCCAGGTTCATCTGGCTATTACGTGTAGCTACCTGTAGCAAGTCGTTTATCTTCGCGTGCATCCCCATCAACAAGTGAATGGGGTCGTACCTATCCTGATAGGAGACTACCGCTGAACACATACGCGTGGTCTCCCTGCCTATCCACTGCTGGGCAAGTATGTAAGCGTGGTGCTCAAGGTTCGCGCTACTAGCTATAACGCTCGTCGATTTGGCGATAACATAAGGGCCACCGGCGGCTGCCAAGTTGCCGTTTTTGCGCAGCTGATCCATAACCGTTAGCTTATCAATAGGCACAAGCTCGTCGTTTAGTTCAGCCATTGCCCGCCAGACGTGCTGGTACTTGGCCTCACTAAACATATCGGCTGTAACCACGCCGCTAATGCGAGAAAAGGCAGTTCCTTCGAGTAGGCATGCACCAATAACGCACGCCTCAGCACTTGGCTCCTCTGGCAGATTGACTATCGGTAATTGTTTTTGACTATCCATGGCCGGCAAAGGTATGCAAGTGTGCGCAATTTCGCAAAGTAGAGAACCTTAACATCCTTTTGTTTTTTTTAAACGCTTAACGCATGTATTTTTTTTGTGCTTTTAGCGTGCTTTTTTAGCACAACAGGTGGTAAATCTTTTTTTTTAAGAACTTAACAAAAAGACAGCCCTCTTGCTATAAGTAACATCTATCTTTATTCTTTCTCTTTACCACCTGTTATCCTTATCTGTATTACTTATAAGTAAAAATAAACAAAAAGAAAGCTTACAAAACAAGTTTTTCGTCGAACAAAAACGCGCGTTCGTCGAAAAAATACAGGAAGAAACGGGGTTCGCAAATAGACGCGCTGTGCCGTGCGATCTGTTGTATGGGTAGGCACATATGCCAGCAGGGTAGGCATTGCGCGATACGCGCTACGTGAGGGGCAAATACGGCGCACTGTGCTTAGGCGCGTAGGTAGACATTATTATTTTTACGGGAATTGCGTAATTCCGCAAACCTCCCTATCTTTGTACTATGAAACAAAAAGAGGTAAATAAGATCATTAGGCTACATAAGATGTGGCTGGAAAAAGAGCATGGTGGAAAACGCGCAGACCTGCGGTGGGCGAAGCTGCAAGGCGCAAATCTGTATGGCGCAAACCTGGAAGGGGCAGACCTGGAAAGCTCAGACATGCAAGGGGCAGCCTTGCGGTGGGCGAAGCTGCAAGGCGCAAATCTGTATGGCGCAAACCTGGAAGGGGCAGACCTGCAAGGGGCGAAGCTGCAAGGCGCAAACCTGTATGGCGCAAACCTGCAAGGCGCAAATCTGTATGGGGCAGACCTGCAAGGCGCAAATCTGCGGTGGGCGAAGCTGCAAGGCGCAAACCTGTATGGCGCAAATCTGTATGGGGCATTCCTGCAAGGGGCGAAGCTGCAAGGCGCAAACCTGTATGGCGCAGACCTGCAAGGGGCAGACCTGGAAGGGGCGAAGCTGCAAGGCGCAAACCTGTATGGCGCAAACCTGCAAGGCGCAAATCTGCGGTGGGCAAACCTGCAAGGCGCAAACCTGTATGGGGCATACCTGGAAAGCTTAGCCCTGCAATGGGCAGACCTGGAAAGCTCAAACCTGCAAGAGGCAGACCTGCGGTGGGCAAACCTAAGCCCAGAGCAGCGTGAGGTAGCTGAAAAAGGCGGCGCAATTCTGCAAAAAAAATGAACCGCCCCTTGCGTAATTCCGCAAACCTCCCTATCTTTGTACTATCACTTTAATCAAAGACAATGTACACGCCCCGCCACCTGATGCGCTGCTTGCCAGGCAAGACAGTGCACGAGCCTTACACCGGAGAGGTCTGCACAATAGTGCAGGTTAAGCCCCACGTAAATTTACTAGGCGACGATTG